GCGCAGATCAGGCGACGTTCTGCCGTCATGCGCTGCTCCTTGCCGAGCCCAGCCCAAAGAAGGCCCACCCATTGCGGTTGGTGCCGGTAATGGCGCGCGCGATGCTGGACAGGGATTTGTACCGCCGGCCCTGGTAGTCGAAGTAGTTGACGCCCACCACAACCTCGCAAGGCGTGCCTTGCCATTCACGGATCAGCCGTGTCCCGGCGATGGGGCGGTTGTCCAGCCGACGGCGCCGGACCTCCTGCTTGCCGCCATCGAGTTGTTCGCCCAGCAGTTCAAGGCGCTTTGCAGTCTCGCGCTTCAGGCCTCCGTAGGCCAATTCCTGGATGCGGTACGCCAGGCGTGTTTCAAGGAAGCGGCGGTTGAACGGGGGCGCGTCCTGGTGGAAGAGGTCCCGCCACATCTGCTTGAGCTCGGCGGTACTAGCGGTTTTGAGGGCGGCCACGCGGGCCACGACGGGTTCAGTCACTGGGGTTCTCCTTGGTGGTCAGGACACCCCGTACTAACGCTCTGTTCGGTCAGGTTATCAAGTCCATCCTGGCGGTCGCGCATGCGGATGACGGCCAGAGCCAGAATCGCCCCCACAACGGCAGCCGGGGGCTTAGCGGGGGGGGTCTTGGATGTGGGGCGTGTAGATTGGGCTGGCATGAAGGTTCATACCGGCGTACCCCGGGCGCTTTCTCAGCCACAAGCATTTCCTTGCTGCGCTACCAGGGCCTCACTTCTGAGATCCAGTAGTCGTCAAACAAAGCCAGCCTGGCGGCATCCATGGTGGGGAACACCTTCTTGCTGTGGCGCGTGCCGATCCAATAAGCCCACCGGTTTGCCCCCGTGCGACGGACGCCAACGTTGATGCCCTTGATGTTGAGGTACCTGTTGCCCTTTGCTGAAACTCGCCACTGTCGGGTCAACCACCGTGCGCGTCTCGTAGCTCGGTTTTTCATCGCGGACTCACGCCGCTTCGGTCCAGCGTAGTCGTCGCTCAGCTTTTCGGCGCAGATGCACCCGACCTCGCATTGGGTGTCGCAGTCCGGGTGTTCCATGACGTGAACGAACCGAATTCGCTCGTTGCCGCACATCTCGCAGGCGGCGTAGTCGATCTCTTCCCCGCTGCCAACGCCGTCGCCGAGGTCATGCACCCCGACGCAGCGCCAGCCCTTGTGGGGCATTCCAGGTTGATCCCAGCGTCCATTTCCCATGCTCCAGCCCTCCATAGGTGTCCCGCGGTGCTGGTGAATGGTCTGAGGCGCTCCGGCAGGTCAGCCGGCTAGGCTGGGGCCTGGATTACCCTGAAAGGGCCAAATTTTCAGCACAGGGGGTTGACAAACATAACAAACATAGCAATCATATCAACATGAACGCCGAAAACAACCCCATTCCTGCCACCCTGCGCGCCATCCGTGCGGCCCTCAACCTTACCCAGGATCAGCTTGCCGAGCGCCTAGGGGTTTCCTTCGCTACCGTCAACCGGTGGGAGGGCGGTGGAAACAAGCCGCAGCGCGCTGCGCAGGAGGCAATCGCCACCTTGGCGCGAGAGGCGGGGGTGGAGGGTGCGGAGAGTGTCCCGCCTTCTGACGCGGCAGCCCAAGTCACCCGTCGGCGTACCGGTCGGGGAGCAGTTGCTGCACCCACCACCAAGCCCATGGAGCAAATGCTGTGGGATGCGGCGTGCTCCATTCGGGGTGAGAAGGATGCGGCCAAGTTCAAGGACTATCTGCTACCCCTGCTGTTCCTAAAGCGGCTGTCTGATGTGTTTGACGATGAAATCGACCGCCTGGCTGAAGAGTATGGTGATCGTGTCACCGCCCTTGAGATTGCAGAGTCGGATCACTCACTGCTGAGGTTTTATCTGCCGCCCGAGGCGCGGTGGGGTGTGATCAGTGGACGAGACGCCTACGATTGGCCGTCAGACGACCGCGGACGTCCGACCACTCCCCGGGACATCGGTGAGCACTTGACCAAAGCAGTTCGCGCGGTGGTCAAGCAGAACCCCTCGCTCTCTGGCGTGATCGATGTTGTGGACTTCGCCGCCGAACGCAACGGCGAGCGCGACATTAACCCTGCCAAGTTGCGCGGCGTGGTTGAGACCTTCTCCGACCCTCGGTACCGCCTGGGTCTGGCAGACGTACAGCCTGACTTTCTCGGCCGTGCCTACGAATACTTGCTGCGCAAGTTTGCTGAAGGTTCTGGCCAAAGCGCCGGTGAGTTTTTCACCCCGACCGAGGTCGGCTTCTTGATGGCGCACATCCTGCGCCCGAAGCCTGGTGAAACCTGCCATGACTATGCGTGCGGCTCAGCTGGCTTGCTGATCAAGCTCCAACTCGTGGCTCGCGAGCTGGACCCCACCAGCCGGGTGCCTGTCAAGCTATCAGGCCAAGAACTGCAGGCCGAAAGCTACGCGGTGGCGCAGATGAACGCGATCATCCACGACATGCAGGTAGAGCTCGCCCGCGGCGACACGATGATCAACCCCAAGTTCCGCGAAGCCAACGGCAAGATCCGCGGCCATGACATCGTGGTGGCGAACCCGATGTGGAACCAGCCATTCGCCGCCGACCTGTTTGCCAACGATCCGTTCGATCGTTTCCGCACGGCAGGCGGTATCACCAGTGGCAAAGGGGATTGGGCGTGGTTGCAGCACACGCTGGCCTGCCTGGATGACCACGGTCGCGCGGCAGTCGTGCTCGACACCGGTGCGGTAACACGTGGCTCCGGCTCCAAGAACGAGGACAAGGAACGCAACATCCGCAAGTGGTTTGTTGACCAAGACTTGATCGACGGCGTGATCCTTTTGCCCGAGAACCTCTTCTACAACACCACGGCTGCGGGCGTGATCGTTGTGCTGAGCAGGCGCAAGCCCGCAGCACGAAAGGGCCAAATCGTACTACTCAACGCCAGCCGCCGTTTCAGTAAGGGCAGGCCCAAGAATTACCTGCCCGAGGAGGACCTGCGGCCCCTCGCTGCCATGTACGGCAAAGGGGAGCCAGTCGAGGGCGAACTCGCCGTCATCACGCGCGAGCAGGCCGAAGAGGCAGATTACAACCTGAGCCCGAGCAGGTGGGTGGGACAAAACGGTGGCGAGGAATTGGGATCCGTGCCGCAACTGATTCGGGTCCTTGAAGGAATCAGCGCGGAGGATACGGCCCTTACTGCCGATCTGCTGCGATTGCTTCGCCCGCTGGCGAAAACGGAGGACAAGCAATGAGCCGACTCTGGGATGTTGCTTCCGTAGCAGATTGCCTGGTTACGGTGCCGACTGCGGGAAAAACAAAGGTCCAAGCGCGCGACTACAAGCCGAGCGGTCGCTTTCAGGTAATCGATCAGGGACAGGAGCCGGTTGCTGGCTGGACTGATGACGAGAGTGCTGTGATTGATTCACCACTCCCATTGATCGTTTTTGGCGATCACACCCGTACTTTCAAATTCGTGGATCGCCCTTTTGCCCGTGGAGCAGACGGTACGCAACTGCTGCGACCCAAGGACGGCATTGATCCACTTTTCTTCTTCTACGCCTGCCGTGCTATCGACCTACCTGCACGCGGCTACAACCGGCATTTCACCATCCTGAAGGAGAAGGAACTGGCCTATCCGCTCAATACAACTGAGCAGAGGGCGATTGCCGGTGTCCTTCGTAAGACGGAGTCAGCGTTGCAGCAGCAGACGGCACTAATCGACAACCTACGAGAACTCAAACGCGCCTCCATGCGCGAGTTGTTCACGCGCGGGCTGCGTGGCGAGCCTCGGAAGGAAACTGAGATCGGGCTGTTGCCAGAGACGTGGGTCGTTCATTCGCTGAGCGAAGTTGCAACTCTTGAGCGTGGACGCTTTATGCATCGACCTCGGAACGAGCCCAGGTTTTATGGCGGCAAAACACCATTCATCCAAACCGGCGACGTTGTGCGGTCTGCCGGGTACATCCAAAACTACTCGCAGACTTTGAATGAAGTGGGTGTTGCAATTAGCCGCGAGTTCAAAGCCGGTACGATTCTCATCACGATTGCGGCAAATATCGGCTATTCAGGAATCCTTGAATTCAATGCTGCATGCCCCGACAGCCTTATTGCAATTTCACCTTCGACAGATCTAAATAACAAGTTTTTAAATTACTACCTGCAAACTCAGCAGCCCAAGATGGATCGGGAGGCTCCGAAGGGGACGCAAAAAAATATCAACATACAGTTTCTTTCACCTTGGCCTGTGCCATTACCCTCTCTGGAGGAGCAGGAAAAAATTGTCGCTGTGCTTGAAGCTATCGACAGAAAAATCGCGCTGCATTGCCGAAAGCGATTAATTCTGGAAGAGCTTTTCAACTCCTTGTTGCACCAGCTGGTGAACGGCGAAATCGCCGTGACCGATCTGGATCTGTCGGCGCAGCCCGGAGCCTTGGCTCAGTATGAGGGGGCTGCAGCATGAGTACGCTCAAGATCAGCGAAGCGGGCACCGTGCAGTTCCCAATGGTCCGGCACGCGGAGGAGATCGGCTGGACTCCAATCACTCCGGAGGATGCACGCAACAAGCGTGGTGGTGAGGCGGGAACCTTTTTTCGCGACGTGCTCGAAGCGAAGCTCGCTGCGTTCAACACCTGGATGTCCGCTGATGCCGTGCGCTCAGTGGTGGAAACGCTGGACGCGCTGCCGGCCACTATCGATGGCAACCGAGAACTCCTGGCTTGGCTGCGAGGCGAGCGCCAGTGGTATGACGAGGCTGAGCAGCGCCACAAGGCAGTGACGTTGATTGACTTCGAGTATGTCGCCAACAACGCCTTCCACGTCACGTGGGAGTGGAAGATCAAGCCACCCGCACGAAAAGGTAACCGTGCCGACGTGATGTATGTCGTCAACGGCCTGCCGGTCGTAATCGTCGAGCACAAGAACCCCAAGGACGGTGACGCCATCGAGCGCGCCATCAAGCAGCTTCGTCGGTATGAGCTTGAGACACCGGAGTTGCTGGCAAGCGTCCAACTATTCAACGTCACCCACCTGTTGGACTACTGGTATGGGGTGACATGGAACGCGAATCGGCGCGACATGGCCCGCTGGAAGCAGGCGCCCGAGGAGACGTATCGGTTCGCAGTTCAGGCGTTCTTTGAGCCCACCGAGTTCTTGCGGACGCTGCACCACTGGATCTTGTTTTACGTTCAGGACGGCGAGACCCGTAAGTCGGTGCTGCGTCAGCACCAGCGCCGCGCAATTGATGCCATCCTAAACCGCTGCGCTGATCCCGCTAAGACCCGTGGCCTGGTCTGGCACACCCAAGGATCAGGCAAGACGTTCACATTGCTGACCGCCGCCAGGCTAATCCTGGAAGACAAGGCCCGGTTCGCTAACGCGACCGTGATCCTGGTCGTCGATCGCACCGAGCTGGAGGGGCAGCTTAAGGGTTGGGTTGAGAGACTGCTTGGAGAGATGCAGCAGCAAGATATCGCTGTCGAGCGCGCTAGTAACAAGGCGAAGCTGCAGTCTCTGCTGGATGCGGACTTCCGCGGCCTCATCATTTCGATGATCCACAAGTTCGAGGCCATTCGAAAGGACAGCTGCCAGCGTGATAACGTCTACGTGTTCATCGATGAGGCACACCGATCGGTCGCCAAGGATCTCGGCACGTACTTGATGGCTGCGGTGCCAAAGGCCACGATCATTGGCTTCACTGGCACCCCGATCGCGCGGACGTCACAGGGTGAAGGGACCTTCAAGATCTTCGGTGCAGAAGACGATCTGGGGTACCTGGACAAGTACTCGATTGCTGAAAGCATCGCTGACGAGACCACGCTGCCGATCAAACACGTGATGGCGCCGAGCGAGATGACGGTGCCGGCCGAAAGACTGGACAAGGAGTTCTTTGCGCTCGCCGAGTCTGAAGGCGTGACTGACGTCGAGGAACTCAACAAAGTCCTTGATCGCGCCGTAGGTCTGCGTACGTTTCTCACCGCGGACGACCGTATCGAGAAGGTGTCAGCCTTCATTGCCGAGCACTTCCGTGAAAACGTGCTACCGCTTGGATACAAGGCTTTTGTCGTAGCTGTGAACCGTGAGGCCTGCGCAAAGTACAAACGCGCGCTTGATAAGTTGCTTCCGCCTGAGTGGACCGTTCCCGTCTACACCGAGAACGCATTGGATGCAGTCGATCGTCCACTGGTGGCTGAACATCAGTTGTCGGGGGAGGCCGAGGAGCAGGTGCGCCTGCTGTTCAAAAAGCCAACAGAGAACCCCAAAATTCTCATCGTCACCGACAAGTTATTGACGGGGTATGACGCTCCACCGCTTTACTGCTTGTACTTGGACAAACCGATGCGCGACCACGTGCTGCTGCAGTCGATCGCACGGGTGAATCGACCCTATGTCGACGCGAGCGGTGTTCAGAAACGTGTGGGTCTTGTAGTTGACTTTGTTGGCGTGCTGCGCGAGTTAAAGAAGGCGCTGCAGTTTGATTCAAGCGATGTCAGCGGCGTCATCGAAGACCTCGATGTGCTGCTGCAGGATTTCCTGCACCGCATTGATCAGGCCAAACAGGACTACTTGCAAGCCGGGGCGGGTGGCACCCCAGATGAGCGACTTGAACAGCTCGTATTTGGACGATTTTTGGAGCCAGTGGCACGCAAGGCCTTCTTTGAACACTTCAAGGAAATTGAGGCGCTGTGGGAGATCCTATCCCCGGCAGCCGAGTTGCGAGACCACATCTCAACATACAAGCAACTCAGTCAGCTTTACGCCGCAGTTCGCAATGCCTATGCGGAGAAGGTTGGATTCACGGCTGACCTGGCATACAAAACTCGGAGGCTCATCGAGGGAAGTGCAGAGCAGCAAGGGCTGGGTCGGCTGACCAAGTCCGTCACCTTCGATGTGGCGACCTTGAAGTCGCTGCGGACGCAAGACGGCAGCGATGAAGGTAAGGTCTTCAACCTTGTCCGTGGACTTCAAAAGGAGATTGACGACGACGCTGCCGCCGCTCCTGTTCTTCAGCCCCTCAAGGACCGTGCCGAGCGCATCTTGAAGGATCTTGAAGAACGTAAAACCACAGGGCTTGCTGCCATGGACCTGCTGGCAGCGCTCGCGGCCGAAAAGGAGGCGGCGATCAAAGCCGCCCAGGACAGTGGTTTGTCGGCGCGTGCTTTTGCCGTCTCCTGGGTGCTGCGCGAGGACGAGTCCGTTAAAGCTGCGGGTATCGACGCGGCAGTCGTGGCCAGAGAGGCGGAACTGCTTCTCGCTCGATTCCCGAACGCGGCAGTCAACGCTGATGAACAACGGCGACTGCGAGCCTCCATGTACAAGCCCTTGCTTGCCCTCGCACCCGAGGAACGTGCTCGGGTTGTGGATCTAGTTGTTCGTCTGCTACTTGCGGAATCCGTTGAATGAAAAAGTCGCCATACCCCGCTCAGGATCTGCGGCGCCGCGCCATGGCGTGGGCTGTGAGGCTGAAGGTCAATCCCCGCGTTGTGCGCGTGCAGGAAATGCGCCGGAAGTGGGGCTCTTGCACTGCTTCTGGGACAGTGACTTTAGCCTTGGATTTGCTCGATCGAGACAAACGTTTTCAAGACTACGTAATCGTTCACGAACTGCTGCATCTGCGGTTCGCCAGGCACGGGCGAATGTTCAAGGCGCTTCTCAGCGCCCATGTGCCTGGCTGGAGGGAATATGAGTTGAGCAGCCGCGAGATTTAGGAGTGCCGTATGGGCGAAACAAAAACACAAACAAGCCAGGCAGTGAAAGCCACAAGCTTCAAGAACGGTGTTTCACTGCACCGACTGCTGGAGACCGCACCGCTGGATGCGCTTGAGCCATTTTTCCGGGATGTCGAGGACGGGGCGCATGCTTCCATCTTTCTCACGCCTGCCTGGCCTTCGCAGAGAGACGACGCGGTCATTCTTGAACTTAGGGAACATCTGCTCCGAGTCGCCAATTCACTTGCGAGTGATGTTGCTGTCCCATTGGATCGGCATGCCCAACGCATTTTGACTCTTGCCGATGGTCGAGGCACCGAAGCATTGAACCGGGCAGCAGAACGTCTGTTCGATACCGAGAAGATCGCCGCATTTCATGGACAGCTGGATGCAGTGGGTCGAAGCGTGTGGCTGTATCAGAACGATCAACTGTTGTTCGACGAAGCCGAAAGCCTGTTCTATGTTGACCACTACCGAAATTTTGGTCGTATGTACGAGGCATTCGAGCTGGACGCACGTGATGAGGTGCGCTTCGTTTGGGACGAAACGGTGCGTGAAGCGCTTGAGGCTGAAATTCAGAAGACACTGGAGCTCAATGGACGGTGTTCAGTAACCCACTTGGAGACCACTGGTAAAGATCAAGATGGAAATGATCAGGTCCAGCATCTGATTCTGGTTCGTCACGGCGGGCCGCTTTCAAGCGTCGCAGAATTTCTTGAAGCCGATGGCACAAGGAAAGAGCGCTACTACCGCCCTCTGAATGAGGCGACGCTACTCTATGTCCCCGACGAAGGCGTACTGGAGATTTTCTCTGCCAGTCCAGCGGTAAGGCAAAGGGTCGCTGCGGCTTTCGCCCAGGTTGGCCTGAAGATGGATCTTTCTGATCGGCCGTTGACGCTCAAGCAATATGACCTCTCACGCTTTTTGAGTTCATTGAGTTTGAGTACTCCGACGGTTCCAGGGTTCGATATTGAGCGAGTCGCTGTCGTCGAAGTCGACTGCAGGCCCGACAACCCAAAACACAGGGCTGGCCTCAAGGTAACGCTGGCTGATGACATCGAGGCTGTGGCCCAAGCCATGTTTGGCCAAGATCACATCTTTAAGAAGGCAGTCAGTCTTGCACGGGTGGTGATTGCTGTGCGCTACACCCGTCATGGCGATAGCAAGGCCAAGACGCTGAACATCACTCTTTCCGAGCCAAACAGGTGTAATTTGCGAAGCAATCGGGATCCCGTTCAGCGGGATCTTGGGTACGCGTTGCTCAGCTCCTGGGGAGTCTTGCGTCAGGTGGTCGCGATGGACGCTGAACAGGAAAAAGCACATTTCCCGGCGCTGATGATGCTGTACGACCAGACCATCGTGGAAGTTCCTGGCAACTATTTCCTGACCCGCAACCTGGATCCGGTCGCGCTTCAAGAGGTAGGGTTCATCGAGCGCAAGGGGCGCTACCAAAGCCTACTTATTGACGAGGACGGCACCAGTCATGAGGTCAGTGTTCGCGCTTCAGGGAAACCAGGTGTTGTGGTTTATGACCATCCGGAGGATGGGCGTAAGGTCGAACTGCCGTATCTGGCTGTTGAGAAGTTCAGCGTTCGGCGGGACTGGCTTGACGAAATCGTCGTCAAAAGGCTCTCGGCTCACATGGCCACGAATTCGTTGGTCAAGCTCGATGACCTGCTGACCTTTCTTGGCGCTATCAATTTTCAAGGCGTCCCGGTTCCGTGCTATTTGGCCCGTGATCTTCGCACCCCAGGAAGCCTGCAACGCCTTGATGTGATCTTGCGAAGCCGCGCAGATCAGGGTGTCGGAGTCGTTCTTTCCGGTGGGCGCGATCATCCCCTTTGTTTAGGTTCAAACGTCATCGTCTGTGTAGCCGAAATTCTTTCGTCTGGCGGCGATGAGGCGCTCATTGACGTAGCTAAGTTGGGTTCGACTTTTGAGCAGCGCAAGCAACTTGCACAAGGCGGCTCCGTGATTGACCTTGTCCGTACGGATGTCTACAGCGCAACGCTGTACATCCCGGGCAAGCCATCTCTTCCCCTTTCAGGGCAAAAACAAATCGACTTTTTTCAGGCGCTGGTTGATGCTTATCGCACTGGCGTTCCTGCGGTGCCCACCAAGAGATTGATGGTGGCCGCCGGCTCGACTGCAGCCACGCCAAGCCAGTTGTTCCGGCCAGAAGTTTGGCGGGCGATTTTGGGCGTCTATGTTGGTCCGCCGCCTCTTTCCAAGCGGGGAAGTTTTCAGTTGCTGGTTTGATGTCGGACGACAGGTTTAAAAACGACCACTCCACGGCCATCTGAAAACCATCTGAAATAGCCTCGCAGACCATCTGAAGTCATATGCGAATACTTGGAGACTCCTTAAACGCACCAGGAGTCTCACCGTGTCCAACGACGATTATTTCCTTCAAGCGGTTTTCAATGCAGCCGCCACACGTACCTACCGCGCTGCGGTCTCTGCCAGGCTGACAAAAGCCGATCGCGAAGACCTTCACCAATCTATTGTTCTCGACCTGCTGGAGCGGTCCGGCCAGTTTGATCCGGCCCGGGGATGTGCCGGCACCTTTACAGGAGTGGTTTCAGAGCATCGGACTGCAGACTTCCTGGTCGCGCTGAATCGCGATCGCGCAAAGCTCACATTCTTTTCGGCGCGGGAAGCTGCTAACGACGATGAATTTTCTCCCTCGAGTGAGGTTGCTCCCGACGGGGCCGAACCACTGTGGGCGGACGACTCTGACTTGTTTGCCGAGTCAGAAACGCTTCGAGATATTCAAACTGCTTTGTCCTACATGAACAACGAGCAAGCTCGTCTGTTTGAGCTTCTCGTTGCTCACCAAGATCTTCCCGCCGCCGCCAAGGCCTCTGGGATGTCCAGCGCCACTTTCTACCGCCGTGTTGCCGACCTGCAGATGCATCTGCGCATGTTCGGCATTCGGCCGGCCGCCTGACCGATCGCGGGGTGGCTGAGAAAACCAGCCCCCTCGCTCGGTAAGAACCTTCAAGAACCGCAAACGCCGCGCCCTTCTGGGCGGTGGTGGTAGGCCAACTCACGCCTGGAGATTTGATGTTGAACTCAAAAACGATTATTGAAACGCCGCGCAGCCAGCTTGGGCTTGGTGTCGACGCTGGCAAAGCGGCTCTGCAGGCCGTTTACGTGCCCACCGAAAAACTCACCGAAGCCGGTCTGTGCGACTGGATGGCAAACGCCCTGGTCGGCCAGTCCATCCAGTACCACGAAGGCTTCCTGCTGCTGGACCGCTCTGACTCGGGAAGTGGCTTGGCGTCGAAGGACCGAAACCGCCTTCACGCCCTTGCCAGACGCGCTTGGATCGCATGCGAGCTTGGACTGGTCCACCTGTTCAGCCTGAAGGTGTCCGAAGGGCATTACCGCTACATCGCCGTGCGATCTGCCAGCACCCTCACACCCCCCGAAATCCGCACCCGCCTGCGCCAGGTTGGTACGCCATCCCCCGTGCCCGCCACCGGCACCCACTGAGAAAGAGAGTCCCAATGATCCCTGAACCCGATGCCCTCGACGAGGTGGGCAACTTTGTGATGGCAGAGCTTGAAAACCTGCCACTGGCGGACCTCAATCGCCTGATCCAGCGCGTGTCTGACGCTGAGGAGACCGCCCGCCACTACAAGCAGTTCCTGCAAGGCGTTCTGCACCGCCGCTTCGGTGAGCGGGCGCACCAGTTGCGCCAGGACGCTGGTAAGTCCACCGGTACGGTTCGGTTCGCTGAAGACGGGTTCACCGTTGTGGCGGACTTGCCAAAGCGGACGGAATACGACCAACGCAAGCTCAAGGAAGCCGTCGAAGCCCTGCGCAAGTGGGGCGAAAACCCCGAGGACTACGTGAGCCTCGAGGTCAAGGTCGCCGAGGCCAAGTACACAGCCTGGCCGCCAGCAGTGCGCCAACTGTTCGAACCCGCCCGCACCCTCAAAGCCGGCAAGCCCACCTACAAGCTTGAGCGCATCGTGGACGGTGCTGTGCCTGAGGCAGCGAATGACAGCAAGTTCGGGGAGGAGTTCTGATGGCTATCTCCCTTGCACAACTCAACCGGGCGGGCACGCCTAAGCCGCCCAGGGTGCTGATTCACGGTGTTGCTGGCGTCGGTAAGACCACCTTCGCAGGCCAGGCCAACAAACCCGTGTTTATCCAGACCGAAGATGGGCTGGGCACCAACTCCGCGGCGAATTTCCCGCTGTCTCGGACCTTCGACGAAGTGATGGAGGCACTGGCGGCGCTCTACACCGAGCAGCACGATTTCGCCACGGTCGTGATCGACAGCGTGGACTGGCTTGAACCGCTGGTCTGGGCAAAAGCCTGCCGCGACAACGGCTGGAATTCGATCGAGGACGCTGGGTACGGCAAGGGCTACGTCGCGGCCCTGAACCTCTGGCGCCAGTACATCGATGGCCTCAACGCACTTCGTGATGACCGCGGGATGACCGTGGTGCAGATCGCGCACACCGACATCAAGCGTTTCGATTCGCCTGAGCACGACCCCTACGACCGCTACGTGATCAAGCTCCATGCCCGCGCCGCGGCATTGCTGCAAGAGCACTCGGATGTCGTGCTGTTTGCCAACTACCGGATTTCCACCGTCAAGGCGGACGTTGGCTTCAACAAGAAGGTCAGTCGTGCCGTGGGCTCCGGCGAGCGTGTCATTCATACGGTCGAACGCCCAGCCTTCCTGGCCAAGAACCGCTACGACCTGCCCGACACGCTTCCCCTTGAGTGGTCTGCCTTTGCGCAGGCCATGCCTGAAACCTTGTATTCCACCCTGATCCCATCCACCACCACCCGCACCTGAAAAAGGAGAAATCGCCATGGCTTCATTCGGACAAACCTTCGACGCATCCTCTGTCGCGCCCAGCACCAGTTACGACGTCCTGCCTCCGGGCAAGTACCTCGGCCAGATCGTCGCCAGCGAAATGCGCCCGACCAAAGACGGCACCGGCCAGTACCTGTATCTGGAGGTCGACATCCTTGAGGGTCAGTACGCCGGTCGTAAACTTTTCGACCGCCTCAATCTGGTCAACGCTAATCCCGACACGGTAGAGATCGCCAAGCGCACGCTGTCGTCGATTTGCCGCGCCGTGGGCAAGATGCAGGTGAGTAACTCCGAGCAGTTGCATCTGATCCCTATCACCCTTGATGTGCGGGTGCGCCCGCCCAAGGGCCTGTACGGTGAGTCCAACTCCATCCGCTATCTGCCGCGAGGCGGTACTAGCGGAGCGGTCGCTCAGCCCACACAGGCGTTCACGCCTCCCCAGGCTCCTGTTGCTGCACGCCCCATCACGGCCGCCCCCACCGCCACCCCCGCGGCCAACGGGCTGCCCTGGAAGCGCCAGGCGTAAGGAGGACCCGAGCATGCATGAGCACGCGCCAGCGGCCACGCCGATCCGACTGCCCGGCACCTTGCAGGGCTGCCGCGAGCGGTTGGCCGCGCTTCAAGATGAGATCGCGTCCATAAGGATCCAGATTGCAACGACCGACATCCGTCGCCAGACAGAGAAGAAGTCGCTCGATGCCACCTGGTTCCACCGGGCCAAGACGGCGCTGCGCCTGAAACAGCAGGAACTGGCGCAGTTGACCGCTCACATGGCCAAGTTGAATGCGGCTGAGTCCGGGGGCCACAGGGAGCGGTTCAAGGATGCACTGATCGAGGTGCTGCGCGCCGGCTGCGACGATGAGCGCTGGCAGGCAGCGGTGACCCGAGCCCGGGAGCTTCACGCCAAGCAGGGGGTGCAGCATGGCTGAATTGCCCAGCATCACCAGCCTCACCCGAGAGGCGATCTTCTCCGCCTACGAAGCCGACGCAGGAGACGGGTTTCGTGCCCACCTTGGCGCGTCGCTGATAGGCAAGGAATGTGAGCGCGCCCTCTGGTTTGATTTCCGCTGGGTCACCCGCGCCCGGCATCCTGGCCGCCTTTTGCGCCTGTTTGAGACCGGCCAACTGGAAGAAGCTCGGCTGGTTCAGAACCTGCGTCGCACCGGAGCGACGGTTCTGGAAGTTGATCCGGACACGGGTCGCCAGTTTCGGGTTCAAGCGCATGGTGGCCACTTTGGGGGCTCGCTCGATGGCGTGGCCATCAACCTGCTGGAGGCGCCCAAGACCTGGCACGTGCTGGAGTTCAAGACGCACTCGGTCAAGAGCTTCAACGATTTGATGGCAAGGAAGGTGCGCGATAGCAAGCCGCTGCACTTTGCCCAGATGCAGACCTACATGCACCTCATGGGCTTGACCCGTGCGATGTACCTGGCCGTCTGCAAGGACACCGACGACGTTTACGTCGAGCGGGTCGAGGCAGATCCGGCTTTTGCGCAGGGCCTATTGGCCAAGGCGGAGCGAGTCATCTTTGCGGCCACCCCACCGCCGCGCATCAGCACAGATCCTGCCTGGTACCAGTGCCGAATGTGTGACCACGCACCGGTCTGCCACGCGGACGCACCAGACGCTTCCGCCCCCGAGATCAATTGCCGCACCTGCCTGCATGCGACACCCGTCGACGGAGGGTGGCACTGCGCACGTCACGACCGCCGGTTGACCGAGGCTGACCAGCGTGCTGCCTGCGCCATGCACCTCTTCATCCCATCGCTGGTGCCGGGCCAGCAGGTCGACGCAGGCGAGGACTGGGTCGAGTACGAGTTCGCCAGTGGGAATCGCTGGCGCGACACCGGTATGAACAAGTATGCGAACACCTTTTAAGGAGCACCAGCATGAGTCTGACCCTTCGCCCCTATCAAAGCGGTGCCATTCAAGGCATCTACAACTACTTTCATGAGGCCACCGGCAACCCGCTGGTGGTGATCCCCACTGCGGGCGGCAAGTCCCTGGTGATGGCCACCTTTGTCGAAGGTGTGCTCAAGGCCTTCCCGGATCAGCGCATCCTGATCGTGACCCACGTTCGAGAGCTGATCGAGCAGAACTACACCGAGCTCAAGAAGCTCTGGCCGCAGGCCCCGGCGGGCATCTATTCGGCCGGCCTCAAGCAGCGTGATATCCATGCCCGGATCCTTTTTGCCGGCATCCAGTCGATCCACAAGCGGGTCTATGACGTGCAGCAGTGTGATCTGGTGCTCATTGACGAGGCGCACCTGATTCCGCGGTCGAGCAACACCATGTACCGGCGCTTTCTTTCTGACCTGGCCCGACTTAACCCCCAGATGAAGGTGATCGGCTTGACCGCTACGCCATACCGGCTGGACTCCGGACTCCTGCATGAGGGCGATGACGCCATCTTCACGGACATAGCCTATGAGGTGTCGGTGCGCGAGTTGATCGACCAGGGCTACCTCTCGCCGCTGATCTCCAAGCGGATGGCCACCCAGATTGACCTGACGGGCGTGGGCACCCGCGGCGGCGAGTTCATTGCCAAGGACCTTGAGGCAGCGGTCGACAAGGACAACATCACCCAGGCCGCCGTTGACGAAATCTTCTCCTACGGCAAGGACCGCAAAAGCTGGCTCATCTTCTGTGCCGGTGTGGACCATGCCTACCATGTGCGCGATGCGATTCGTGCGCGTGGCGTGAGCTGCGAGACCATCGTCGGGGACACACCCGGTGCGCAGCGCGAGTCCATCATCAATGACTTCAAGGCTGGCAGGATTCAATGCCTGACCAACGCCAATGTGCTCACCACCGGGTTCAACGCCCCAAGCGTGGACCTGCTCGCCATGCTGCGTCCAACGAAGTCTGCAGGGCTGTATGTCCAAATCGTGGGTCGCGGCTGCCGGCTGGCGCCTGGTAAGACCGATTGCCTGGTGTTGGACTTTGCCGGCAACATTGCCCGCCACGGTCCCATTGATGCCGTCAAGCCCAAGCGGCCCAAGGGCGGTGAGGATGGCGTTGCGCCCACCAAGGCCTGCCCCGAGTGCGACAGCATCGTGCACGCCTCGGTGCGCACCTGTCCTGATTGCGGGCATGTGTTCCCGCCGCCCGAACTCAAGATCGAGGCCAAAGCCAGCAACCTGGACATTTTGACCTCCGGCAAGTCCGAGTGGGTGCCGGTCACCCGTGTCTCCTACGCCCGACATGACAAGCCGGGCAAGCCGCCGTCATTGCGGGTGGACTACTGGAGCGGGCTCACACACCACAGCGAGTGGATCTGCATCGAACACCAGGGCTATCCGCGCCAAAAGGCAGCCTCCTGGTGGGCCAACCGCGCCCAAGGCTTGCCGCTGCCCCGCCGGGTGGACGAAGCGATCGCCTGCGCAGCCAAGCTGCGCTGCCCATCCGAGATCGCCGTGCGCCCAAGCGGTCGTTACACCGAAGTCGTCGGAGCCCGGTTTTCATGATGTGCGTGATCTGCCGCAGGGATGCCCGCGGCTATGGTTTCGCACCGCGCTACATCCGTGTGGACGCGCCAGACAGCAAACAGTGCTCTCGGCGCTGCCAGAACATCACAGCAAGGTTGAAGGGAATGATCGATCCAAACAAACACGAAGCCAATGCGCTGGCAGCCGCCGGCATGAGCGCGGGCGCCTACGTCGAGGAGATCGGCAAGACAGACCTGGCAAGCTGGACCGAGCAGGAGTGGGCGACGCTCATCGATGTGGCTGTCACCGCATTTCAAGACTTTCTGCGCCAGGCCTATGCCGATGACCCACCGTTTTAAGGAGCGCCATGACAAACAAAAATTACATGGCGCAGTTGGGCGCCACCCTGGTCGATCGCGGCTTTCCGATCCTGCCGATTCAACCCAACACCAAGAAGCCAGGTCTTTACAAGCTTGGCGCTTGGCACGAGTACCCCAAGTGGAGCCGACATTGCGAGCGTGACACCACCGACAACGAGGTCGACATCTGGGGCAACTGGCCCGAGGCAGGCATCGGTATCGCCGCGGGGCGGGTGATCGGCATTGACATCGACGTACTCGATTCGCCCACCATTGCGCTTGAGATCGAGGCGCTGGCCAAGCGGATGCTGGGCGACACACCTGCGGTTCGCATTGGCCATGCGCCAAAGCGCCTGCTGGTCTACCGGGCCGTGCAGCCGTTTTCCGGCTTCAAGTACCCGCCCATTGAGGTGCTGGGAGTCGGCCAGCAGTTCATCGCCTATGGCATCCACCCGGATACCGGCAAGCCCTATGACTGGCCAGTGAGCACCTTGGCTGACCTGAGCCCTGATGACTTGCCCGGCATCACAGAGGCCCAGGCCCGGGAGTTCGCCAAGGAGGCGTACCGCTTGATTCCGGCTGAGTTGCGTCCCAAGACCCTGGGCGTTGGCTTGCGTTCCCCGATGGAGTGCGCCAACCTTCCTGAGCAGCGCGGCACCTATGAGGCTGTCGAAGATGCCCTCAGGCACATCGACAACGCCGATCTGGATTACGACAGTTGGGTTCGTATCGGGATGGCCACCAAGGGTGCGCTCGGCGATGAGGGCTGGCCCTTGTTTGAGGCATGGTCCGAAAGCTCGCAGAAGAACGACCCCAAGACGACGGCACGCAGTTGGCGCAGCTTCGCCCCCCAGCGCATAGGGGCCGGCACGATCTACAAGCTGGCGCTGGACAACGGGTGGGAGCCCGACGCCGAGATGCAGTTGAACGGCGAAATCGTCACGAACGGGCACCACCCGGCGCGTGAGTTTCTGCAGGCGCTGCAAGCCGCTGACCCAATTTCCATTGAGCCACATGAAATCTCACTGCCACCACCCAAGCCTATGCCGGTCGGTTGGGATCAGGTGGGGGGTGTGATTGCAGACATGATGGCTTTGATGGCAGCGACGGCCAAACGCCCTCAGCCGGTGCTCGCACTCGGTGCGAGCCTGTGTGCGATCGGGGCACTTATGGGGCGCAAGTACCGAACCGAGAGCAACATCCGTTCGAACCTTTATGTGGTTGGCATCGCCGAGAGTGGTGCCGGAAAAAACCACAGCCGTGTGGTGATCAACGAGCTGTTCCGCAAGGCCAACCTGCTGCAGTACCTGGGTGGCAACAAGATCGCATCGGGCTCAGGCCTGTTGACAGCCATCCAGCGCCAGCCCGCGATCCTGTTCCAGCTCGATGAGTTCGGGATGTTTCTCTCGGCAGCGGCCGACCGCAAGCGCTCGCCGCGCTATGTGTGCGAGATCCTGGACCTGTTGACCGAGCTCTACACCACCTCAGGCACCACCTATTTCGGGGTCGAGTACGCCAGCACCCAGCACAACAACGCCCACCGGGCTATTCACCAGCCGTGCGCCTGCATCTATGGCACCACGACGCCTTTGCACTTTTGGCAGGCGTTGCAGGCGTCCAACGTGGCAGACGGATCGCTGGCTCGCTTTCTGATCATGGAAAGCGAGGACGACTTCCCGGACAGCAACGAGGCGTTTGGCGTCATCGACCCGCCCCAAGACCTGATTGACCGGTTGATCCTTATCCACCAGGGAGGCGGCAAGCTCAACGGCAATCTCACGGATGTGGGTGCCATCGATGAGGTGCTGGTGGATCCCCGCGTGGTCCCGATGACTCCGCAAGCCAGAGCTACCTTCCGCCAGCTTGACCAGGAGTTGGTCGAGCGCCTTCGTACATCGCGAGGCACCGGGTACTCGTCCATCCTGGCCCGGATCGAGGAAAACGCCACCAAGCTGGCGCTCATTCGCGCGGTCTCGCGCGACCCAGTGGACCCCCAGATCGAGGATCACGATGCCGAGTGGGGGATCATGCTATCGCGCCACTGTGCCGAGCTCACGATCCGTGAAGCATCTGCGCGGGTGTCCGAGAACCAGGTCGAGTCCCACCACAAGCGGGCCATGCAGATCCTGCGGGATGCGGGCATGGCTGGAATGTCCAAGAGCGATTTCACCCGGCGCACCCAGTTCATGGATCACCGCCAGCGTGACGGGGTGTTGCGCACCCTAGCTGAGGCTGGGTTGATCGAGATGATGGCCTTGCAAAGCAAGGGTCGCCCCGCCCAGTGGATCAAGGTCCTATGAAGGGCGGGTGGCGCCCGGATGGGCTTGCTTCAGTAATTTCATCTTTCAAACCCCCCACTAGAGATACACATATAAAAAGTGGGAACCTAGAGCCTCGCGTGCGCGAAGCCCCCCAGACAGAGACAGAGAGAGGGAGAACTAGATTGAAATAAATAAATATTGAAATATCTCTCTACTACTCCAAGGCCCATGCACTTGGCGTTGAAAGATGAAAGATTGAAGCCGGCCCTGGCTACTGCCACGTGAGCCGCTTTGACTTCCCCGAAGCCGTAACAGAAACGGACATGAGGGAGCCGCACCAGCCCTGACCCGGCGATGCCTGAGCTCCTCCAGGTCGCTTGAACAAGTTGGCACGCGCGCTTGTTCGCACCCTTGGAGGACTTCCCCGATGTATCGCCCACAGGATTCACAACCCAACGCCACACCCCAAGCCGTTCTGGCGCTGGACCTGGGCACCACGACTGGCTGGGCGCTGAGCCTGCCGGATCGCTCGGTCACCCACGGCTATGTCAGCTTCAAGCCCCAACGATTCGAGGGTGGAGGTATGCGCTACCTGCGCTTTCGCCGCTGGCTCGACGAACTCCTGGCTACGACGGCCCCGAAAGATGCTGCGTCTGGGCTGGACGCGGTTTATTTCGAGGAGGTGCGCCGTCACCTCGGAGTCGATGCCGCGCACGCCTACGGCGGCTTTCTGGCAACCCTGACCAGTTGGTGCGAGCACCAAAAGATCCCGTACCAGGGCGTTCCCGTGGGCACGATCAAGCGCCATGTGACCGGCAAGGGGAACGCTGGGAAGACCGAGATGGTTTCAGCCATGCGGGCGCGAGGCTATGTGGTTGCCGATGACAACGAGGCTGATGCCTTGGCCGTCCTGGACTGGGCATTGGCGCAAAGCGGCGGGCGCACTGCGGGAGGTGCCTGTCATGGCTAAAAAACCGCTCACTCAACCCCTGGAGCACGGCAGCGTCGTTCGCTTGGCTGGTGGCCGGCTTGCTGAGTGGAACAGCCTCGCTGAAGAGGGCACGAGCTACCGCACCGAACACTTTCGCTGCATCGACTCCCTGGGCATCTTGCTGCGCAACGGCTCAATCACGCCTCAAATGCACGATGCAGGACAGGACTTCAACCGAACCTTTGTCTTTGCCCAGATGGACCCAGCAGGCGCTCCGCCGCTCACCCGCATTCCCGGTGGCCAGTGGAAGGACAGCATGACCGAGCGGGTGGTCTGGGCGCGCAAGCACATGCACGAGGCGCTCGACGCAGTAGGCGGAATCAGCAGCCCGGGTGGCTGCGCCGTTTGGCATGTGGCAGGTCTGGGTCGCAGCGTGAAAGAGTGGTCCGCCGTTGAGGGGTGGAACGGGCGAACGCTCAATCAGTACGAGGCCAAAGGCATCCTGGTCGGTGCGCTCGCGGTGCTTGCAGTTCACTACGGATATTCACGCTGAAAGGGCTTGACCGATATATATCGATGAGATACGATTCAGCTAATCACTCAAATCACGCCCGCCCAGTTTTTCTCGGTGGGCGTTTTGTTTTCTGCCCTTCAAACCCGCCCCATGCACCCAGTGCTGCGAGGCGGGTTTTTCATTTCAGGCCTTCATGAACCCCATCAAACTCGAATACCGCGCGGTCGATTCGCTGATCCCCTATGCGCGCAATGCCAAGCAGCATTCCGACGCTCAGGTGGCTCAGATCGCCGCGAGCATTCGGGAGTTTGGCTGGGGTGCTCCCATCCTGATCGATGGCGCGAACAACGTCATTGCCGGCCATGGTCGGTTGCTGGCTGCTCGCAAGCTCGGTCTTGCCGAGGTTCCCGTGGTGCCCATGGAGCACCTCACTGACACCCAGCGCCGCGCCTTGATTCTGGCCGACAACAAGATCGGTGAGAACGCCTCCTGGGAAGACGAGCTGCTCGGTATCGAGTTGTCCGAGTTGAAGGACGCTGGCTTTGACCTTGGCCTTACTGGCTTTTCCACGGAGGAGTGGGAGGCTTTGATTGCCGGCGAAGAGCAGACCCAAGACGGCTTGACCGATGAAGATGCAGTACCTGAGGTCACCGAGACCCCGGTCTCCAAGCCAGGTGACATCTGGGTGCTCGGTGAGC